TATCACTGATATATTTTACTGTATGGAATTTTCAAAATTGATGAAGCTCAAAGTGCTGGCTATTATTTCAGCTGATCTATCCCAGCACCTAGATAATGAAGTTCAAAGATTAATTACCGAAAGGGAAAAGAACTATGATGTCAATGAGATCATTTCATACTATGCAACCACTGAACAAAAGGATCCATCATTGCTAAAATTGAAAAAGGTCCGGCGTGATATTGTTGAAATGAAAAGAGAGGTCGCCTTCATAATCTATATGCTTAATTGTCCATTTTTCCGAGAATATGGAATCAATGAAATTATGAAAAAGGAAGTTGTTATACTGACTTGCGAGTCTCTGAATATTTCTCGAGAGAGCCTTAACGAGTACATTGTTTCGGCTAAGCACTTTTATCGGTTCTACAGTGAATTTCGTGAAAGAATTACTATTTATTTGAATCATTTTATATCAAATTTTAATACTTGATATATATTATTATTTGGATATATACAATATAGTATTTATCTTTGAACAAAGTAACACACACATTTTAGTTTAAACACAATGAAAAGAGATCAAAGATTAGCATTAATCTATGCTGCATTGCCGATTTTTAGAAAGTCCTATAAACCTGTTTTGGCAAAAGACCGGCTGCCGGAAAACAAGGACAAAAAAGTACTATGGTTCGACTCGACGGCCGTATTGGCAGACGAAGAATTTGCTTCTTACAATCAGGTAAAAGATATGATCGGATTTATGTTCGATTCATGGATGGAAATGGAAGTAATCAATATTAATCAATACAATCCCCATACCACAGTTTAACCCTTTAAAAGGAAATAGTATGAGTGCAACAACACAAAAACATTTCAATTCCCAAATACAGGAATTAGGATCTTTCGCACAAAAAATAGGCAACGATCATATAAAAAACGAACCAATGTTTTTTAATGCAGATTTAGATTTTGCTTATAAGCATGGAGGTGAAATCACCAAATCCTTTATCGATAATCTTCCTAATGACTGGAAGATATCTCAAGTCGTATTTGATAGCCGAGTACACATGCTAATGCCGGGTTGGTATCCTGCAATCCCTGGCTATCATCATGATGATGTTCCTAGGCCGGAAATTCCGGTAGTACAACACTTTGTTACCGCTGGGCAACCTGATTATGACAATCCGAGGTATAAGAGTGAGCATATTTTAGGACTAGTAAATGCTGACATATGCCCTACAGAATTTGCGATTGGCAGCTGCTTTATGCCTGCGATCCCAGAGGGAGAATTAATTTATAGAAAATGGCATGAGGAAGTTATGAGTCTTTTAGCTTATGATGTCCTAACACTTGTAAAAGCTAAAGATAGGACTCTAATATACATGGACTGCAATACTTTTCACCAAGGAAATAAGGCTGTTTCAAATGGCTGGCGGTGGTTTGGACGTGTAAGCCGCAATACTGATCGTGTGAAAAATATCACAAATGAGATTAGAAGTCAAGTGCAAGTTTACTTAGAATTTCCCATGGAAGGATGGTAGTGATGGAAAAAACCAAAAAAGAGAAAATCTCGATAATCACCAAGATGATACAAAGGGTGCATAAAGAACGTGCCCAGCTATTCGTAAAAGGATTTCAGGTTACTTCTTTAGGGTACGCATTTCCAAATTATGTTGAAGAAGCATACAGCGTAAAAAGAGGTACAGCAAGTTTCGGTATTGCTGTTGCTGATCTGTTTTCAGAATTCAAAACAGATGCTGTGAGAATGGCTGAACTTGACAGCCTAATGAGAAAGGAATGTAAAGAATTGGAAAAGGCTACTACTATAGAAAGTAAGATCACTCATGCTAGAATTTATAATTCTTACGTAGACGAGTTTCGCGAGCTTAACAAGCCAATTGCTCGTTTTGTCAGATTATTCAATAAGGTGAAAAAGCAAGTTAACAATCACTAAAGTAAAGTAGGCTATGGAATTTAAAGGAACAAAAGGGAAGTGGGAAAGTTCTCGGCAAAAAGGTGTTCCCGGGCACTGTTACCAAGCGCAAGTATTTGTAGACGGAATATCAATGGCTTGTATAGAGCCTACAGATCAAGAGGAGGAAGCTTCTGCCAATGCCTTACTAATAAGCAAAGCTCCTGAAATGCTTGAGATGTTGAAGGAAGCTAATAAGGTAATCGAATGGTACATGGAAAATGCTAAGCCTGATAATAACCATACAGATTTCTTCAATATAGGCATGAATCAGCGTACACAAATAGAGGAACTAATCCAATCAGCAACAACAATTTAAATCTTAAAACAATGACTGCTAAAGAGCAACAAACAATAGATCAACTCTTAAAAACTGTATCAGATTTAAGAGAGGAAAACCGAATGTTCAGAAACGATATGACTGAACTAATTACCGCTATTAACGGTAAAGTAGAAAAGAAACATACCCCGGTTAATTTAGAAGCTGACATTCTTTCAACCGTCCAATTGGCCATGAATGAAAGTATTAAGTCTGTCCTTTCTTCTTACAATTTTCAGGTGAATAACGAAAAGAAAGCGCCAGTAAGGCAAATAAAGTTCCGTGGACTTAGAGTGGATGGAGAAGGATGGGTATATGGTGTCCCGTATTTTTTAAACATAGAAGAAGACGAGCCGGAAGATTGCGTGTATAAAGCATGCATTATAACCGGCGCTGACTGGGATGGAACATGTGGATTCATGTCTCCTGATAACAATTGTTTTATTGAAGTCATCCCCGAAACAGTAGGCCAGTTCATTGCCAACAACGGAAAACAGGACTTCTACATTGGAGACATAGTAATTAATCCTTATGCCCGTAAACACACTGTAGTTATATGGGACAATATGCCGTGCCTACATTACATTGAAAAAGGCAGGGTATATTTTGCTCCAATGACAAACGGATATTTAATGAATAAGACTGTTATAGGCAACATTCACGAAGGAAAGGAGACCAACTAATGAAAACTCTATCGATCAAACAACCATGGGCAATCCTTATTGCTCATGGTATAAAGGATATTGAAAACAGGACTTGGGCCACTAAGTACCGTGGTCCGATTTACATTCACGCAAGTGGAAAGCCTGCATTTACCGGAAGTTACAAAGAGAACCTGCCTAAAGAATTTTGGGACAGTATGTCCGAAAAAGAAAAATGGGCCGCTATTGATTCATTCCAACATAGAGGGGCTATTATCGGCAAAGTGGATATTGTAGACTGTGTTATCAACCACGCCAGCATTTGGGCAGAAAGAACGCCTAGCTGTTCTCCTCATTATCCAGCTGGCTTACCTGCGCACATGGGTAAAGGTCGTGAAGATGCAATCTACAACTGGGTATTAGCGAATCCAGTATTGTTTGACGAGCCTATTTTGAATGTAAAAGGCAAATTATCGCTGTGGGAATTTGACGGAAAGGAGACCAAAGGAAATGGATAATACATTAGAGAACAAAGCGAAATTCTTCGCATTGTATTGGGGACAAAGAGTTGAAATGTTAATAGAAAGTTACGGTATCAATGCAACACTTTGGCTTGTTAATCCAAAGGATATTGGTATTAATTCATTTTTAGAGCTCAAACCTCTTTCTTCAATAAGTGATGAAGATGCAATTGAGGTAACTAAAATACTGAAGTATAAAGAAGACGACTATTTCGTTAAAAACTTTGGCTTTGAAGCCTTTGAATACCTTAAAGATGAAATAAATGAATCTAAGCATGGTTTCCTAGGTCATGTAGTAAATGAATCAAGTAGAGTTGTAGCAGCTGCCGATTACTTGCGATCACAAGGTTATGCTATACCATGGAATGAATTGTCGGTTGAAAAGTTGGTCGAATACGGCTGGGTAAAGCTTAAAGAAAGCGAGGTAGGAAATGGATAAGCTATTTAGACGGGTAAGCGTAAAGGATCGTGATCCTGAAAAATATGGATACTACGACACTGCTGTTGGTAATATAGAATACAGCCCTACTAATGGATGGCAATGGGGAATGCCTAACCCAGATTACTGGCTCGAAGAAATCCAGTTACCTACAGAGGAAGATATTTTAGAACATGCCAGATCAGAGAAAGGTCTTGAGGATTATGATATTGAGCAAGATGTATTTGTTGATGGTGCGAACTATATTTTAAACACGATTTTAGGAAAGGAGGTGAAGGGATGACGTACAAAGAATTTTTAGAAAGTAAGATCGTTATTGCTGAAAGCTTCGGTACCAAGATAGATGAATCGACGTTATCCCCTAAATTATTGCCACATCAAAAGGTCATTGTTCCATGGTGTATAGAAGGCGGTCGTCGGGCAATATTCGCAAGTTTTGGTCTTGGTAAATCCATGATGCAATTGGAAATCGCTAAACAGGTAATATCCATTACCGGAAAGCCTTTCCTTATCTGTATGCCTCTGGCCGTGGTCGGTGAGTTCAAAAGGGATAATGAATATTTGGGAACAGGCCTTGAAGTAGAATATATAACAGACACCGATACGATATCGGAATACGGTAATAAGATATACCTTACCAATTACGAACGTGTAAGAAAAGGTGATATTAATCCGGAAATGTTCGGGGGTGTCTCGTTCGACGAAGCATCTATATTGCGGAATCTGAAAACGGAAACAACAAACTATGTTTTGCAGTACTTCAAAAAGATCCCTTATCGCTTCGTTGCTACGGCCACACCTACGCCAAACGATTTCATAGAGATACTCAACTATGCAGACTACCTTGGTGTGATCGACCGCGGACATGCACTTACACGATTCTTTCAAAGAGACAGTACCAAGGCCGGCCATCTCACATTGTACGAAAACAAGAAAGAGGAATTTTGGAAGTGGGTAGCAACATGGGCGGTATTCATAAATAAGCCAAGCGATTTGGGATTTGATGATCACGGATATGATTTACCAAAACTGAATCTGTATGAGATCGAGGTACAGAACCTGACCGATGATGTTATCACCAACAAAAAAGGTGATATCGTAATGTTCAAGGACACAACGAAAAGCCTTGTAGATGTTAGCAGAGAGAAATCCGAAAGTGTAAACGTCCGCGTACAAAAAGCATTCGACATTGTACAATCTCATGGAATAGACAAGAACTGGATTCTTTGGCACCACCTCGAAAGTGAACGCATGGCCATAGAAAAAAAGTTCAAGTCGGCACCATATCACGACGACTTTCAATCTGTTTACGGATCGCAGACCAACTCAGAGAAAGAGCAGCTATTGATCGACTTTTCCGAGGGGGCGTATCAGATACTTTCCACCAAGCCAAAGATTGCAGGATCCGGATGCAACCTGCAGCATTATTGTAGCAATATGATTTTCGTAGGAATTGATTATAAGTTCAACGACTTCATACAGGCAATACACCGTTGCTACAGGTTTGGACAAACAAACGAGGTTAATGTTTACGTTCTTTTCACGCAGAACGAACATGAAGTTTTGAAAACGCTAAAAGAGAAATGGCAGAACCATATCGAGCTGCAGACTGAAATGATAAACCTTGTTCGAGAATACGGATTAAACACCAATAAAATTAAATCAGACATGAAACGTCAAATTTTCAGCAATAGAAGATCGGCAACCGTGGCCAGCGCAACTGTTTATAATGAAGATACTGTAGTTATTCACCAAGAGATGCCCGACAATCACACGGATATGATTCTAACGTCTATCCCGTTTGGTGATCACTACGAATACAGTGACAATTACAATGACTTCGGTCACAACTTCGGTAACGATGGATTTTTTAAGCAAATGGACTTCTTGGTACCGGAGCTTCTTCGGACATTAAAGCCGGGGCGTATTGCAGCTATACACGTAAAAGACCGTATACGGTACTCGCATCAGAACGGAACGTGCTTCACTACAATAGACGATTTTAGCGGCGATACGGTTAGATGCTTCCGAAAGCATGGTTTTTACTTGGTGGGCAAAATAACTATCACCACAGACGTAGTTAGGGAAAACAACCAGACATACCGCCTAACTTGGGGAGAACAGCGTAAGGACGCTACCAAGATGGGTGTCGGTCTTCCTGAATACGTCCTATTATTCAGAAAAGCACCTACAGACAGCTCTAATGCTTATGCCGATGAGCCCGTGGTAAAGAAGATAGACGAATATCTCCTTTCACTATGGCAGCTAGATGCGCACGCCTATTGGAAATCTTCCGGCGACCGGTTTCTCTCGTTTGACGAGCTGTCAAAAGCAGACATGAAATATGTCTTTAACAAGTGGAAAGAATTCGACAGATCGACTATATACAATTTTCAGGAACACCTGCGCGTATGTGAAGATTTAGACAAGTCCGGAAAGCTATCCAAATTGTTTATGACCATTCCTCCCACTTCCAGCAATGATCTGGTCTGGACAGATATCAACCGGATGAACACGCTGAACGCGAATCAAGCAAACCGTAAGCGAGAAAAACATATTTGTCCCCTGCAGCTCGATATCATAGATCGTTTGATCTATCGCTTTACAAATGAAGGCGACTTGATAGATGATCCGTTCGGTGGTCTTTTCTCTACAGCTCACCAAGCTTTGAAATTAAATCGCCGAGCGATATCTGCAGAGCTAAACCCGGACTATTATGACGACGGTCTATTCTATTTGAAGGCCTTGGAATATAAGTTATCAGTTCCCACGCTTTTTGATTTATTAGACGCTTCGTAATGAAACTATTCCTTACAGGCTTCTTACAAGTGTTTTTCGTAGCGATTAACACTTGGTTTATCACCCAACGGAACTATTACGGGGTATTAATAGTGTCTTTTCTAATCAGCTTCATTTGGTCATTTAATGTCAAGAAAGTTGCTTTCGGAAAGATGAAAGACAGGATAATTTATTCAGTAGGTGCTGCTATAGGAGGTATTACAGGACTTATCATAGGAGGATTTTTAACATGACACCCGAGGAAATAGGACAACTAATCGAATTGATTATTGGAGGTACCCTCACACTCGAAGAAGCAGCTTCGATAGAGTGTATCGATCCGCGCGAACTTTCACGTGTGATCGATGAGGTGATGACTTTCCGGTCTCGTCATTCGCGTAATAATTCGGTGGTTTGCCTAGAACTTGGAAGTTTAGAAAGGAGAAAGGAATGATAACAGTAAATAGTCTTTCAGGTGGTCAAACCAGTTCGTTCATGGGTATTCATTTCGAAGCCGATCACAATATTTTTGCCTGTGTTGAGCAAGAAGCGTACAAATACACAAAAGAGACGGCGCAAGCACGGATGAAAGTCCCAGGTCTGTTAGCTTCTCATGCTTGGTTGAGAATGTTTCACCCAGGCTTTTGGATGAGTGCTGAAGACGATAGGACTTTAGTTGTATTACACCAACTTTCACAGGAATTGTGTAAACCTTGGCATTCAATAGTTACCGGTGGAATCTATGTGGTGTTCGCCCATAATTGGGGATTATCAAAGTTCAAGACCTATGATGACATGGCGAGGGAGCGACTTCCGAATTCACAAACAAGAATGTGTACTGAACATTTGAAAATCGTCCCGATGTACAAATATATTCGCAAAGAAGTTTCTCCAGTAGATCCGGTTGAAATGCGTATTGGCTTCCGGCTTGATGAACTCGACCGAACAGTAAACATGTTTTTTAGGCTGGTAGAGATTAAAGATCGGATTCCTAATCCTTCCTTTGATTTGCAGACCGTTATCAATGACTTACATATACCGAGGTACCTAGTAAGGTGGTGGGACATTATGGATGTTGAAGGAATGGTAAGACGCGGCGAAAGAGTACTTAAACCAACACCATTCAACTACTACAAAAAGGATTTTTATCGAGTTCCGTCGTTTCCTCTTATCGAACACGGTATTACCAAGGCGGAAATAATAAAGTATTGGCAAGGTCGCCCAGAGTATGTATTTCCGCCAATTTCCAATTGCGTAATGTGCTTTCACCATACCGTCCAACAGCTCCAACAACAATGGCAAGATCCGATCAACTGGAACAGAATGCAATGGGCTGATGATGCGGAAAAATTAAAGGGTAAAACATTCAAGAGACGAACTGTAGGAAAGAAAACCTATCCAGCATCTATGGATTGGATTAAAAACCTTCCAATTCAACAACAATTAGAATTTATTGATTATGCCAGCTGCGATGCTGGTAGTTGTACGGATGAGTAGAGTTTGAATTTGTTCCATATTTTCTTGGCCAAATTTTTCAATGAGACAAAGATCAGAGCCAAAAGCATAAATGCTAGTGGCCAAATTATCCAAAATAAAAGGCCTTTCAAACCGGCCACCAAAATGCGGAGATCAAATCCAGTTAAAATAAAAAAGAATAGAGTCACTGAAATAACACTTATTATAGCTTTTCCTTGAGTCATTCTTTTCATAAAAATAAAAGTACAAAATAATTTTAACCCCACCCCTATCATATAGGGGTATAAAGAAGAAGAGAATATGCAATTAAACATAGATTTCAATATAAAATCAACTTATGACATAGATACCGATAGTAACAGTGTTACAGTATCTATCGATAGCAACAAGAGCATTTTAGGACATCTTACAGCTCTTGAAATGGCTAAGCAAGCATTAGTCAACGCGCTAGAAGCTTACGTAAGGGCGACGCCAAAAGGCTTAGTTAATGAAAAGGAGTATGAAGAATTGATAACTACACCACTTAAAAAATTGAAAGGGTTTGAAGTATGACAAACGTAATAAGCCAAACAACCCAAAAGGCACGCAAAGTTCATAGATGCAACTATTGCAGATTGCCGATAGAAATAGGTACAGAATACAACCGTCAGTACAATGAATTTGATGGCGATACCTACACATGGAAGTCACATATGCACTGCGACCAGATAGCACAAAAGTTGATCAATTTTAAAGAATGTGATGATGGTGGTGCGACCTCTGATGATTTCTACTGGTCGGTAGTTTACAAGTACGAGGAAATAACTGGACTAGTATCATCCGGAAAATCATTATCGGAAATGTTAGATGTAGTCAGAAAGGAGTTGGGTGTATGATACAAGCAAAAGAACTCCGAATAAATAACCTAGTAAAAGTTAAAATATCTAACGACGCTAGAATTTACACTATCGTTAATATTAACGGTTTGGCTGGAACGGTAGGACTTGACGGTGTTAGACAGGGAGAAGTAATAAGTACAGAAAAGATTAAACCTATCCAGTTGACAGAGGAAATACTATTGAAGTGTGGGTTTCAGGAGATATACAGAAGTGAATTTTCAATTCGATTTGAGTTGCCTAGTAATCAGAAAATTGAATATAAATGGAATTGCACTTTCGGGTGGAATCTTTATTGTGAAACTTGGTGTATTGAAAATATTAATACCCTTCATCAATTACAGAATGCAATATATTTTCTAACTGGAAAGGAACTGGAGGTAAAATTATGACCCACCTAAATTGCCCATGGTGCGGATGTAATATGAAAGTTGCTTCTGCCAAAGGGAAAGACGAAAGCTATCGTATATGTGCAAGATGTGGTGAGCAATTGAGAATTGTATACGACTGCACCGGCACGCCTTATTTGGATGATGGTAGTTATTATGGAACCTATAATAAATAAAACTATGACAATAAAACAATTAAAACAGGCTATTGCCGACTTACCCGATCACATGGATGTTTTCGTTGGTGAGAGATCAACTGAGTTTGCTTATGGACTAGTAAACTCAGCAGGAGTAAAGAAAATAGATTTTTACGATTCTGTAAGCGATGAAACACCACTTGCTTCAGATGATGTATTTGTATTGGAGGAGGATTGATATGATAGAGATTTCACTAATAGCACTTATTATCCTGATGATATTGTTTGAAAAAACACATCGGCATAATTGGGTAAAAGAATATACTTCATTAAGCATAGACCAGACTAAAGAATGCGATGTATATAGATGTAGAAAGTGCGGTAAAACAAAACGGAAATACATTTATGACTAAAATTTCCAAGAAACAAAGAGAAGCGCTCCGACTAAAGTAATCGGGGCGCCCTAACAACCACCGACTATGGAAAATTTAAATTACATACACGGTAAGCAGTATCCTTATGGATTTAAGGACTGGCTTAGAAAATGTGCATTCAATCTACAGGATAGATACGGGTGTTTCCCTGAAACGCCACGATGCGACGCGTGGTCAAGATTAGATCCCGAATCATGGTTGCCATTATTTAACGAGGGGCTACACCCCTTTGATGCCGTTAATTTAAACATGAAAGCCTAATGCCAGAATACTACAAATACAAAAACAACATCTACAAGTTAGTAGACTACGCTAGACATAAAAAACAAGGTAGCGATGAATTTCTTGTAGCCGTCTATACTGATGGGAAAGTATTATACACAAGAAATGTTGCCGAATTCTTCAGGTTATTTACGCAAGTTCCTAACGATTCTACTGCTGTGGCGGCATTCGAATTGAGAGAAAGGACGAAGAAATGAGCAATCTAAAAACAGCCTGCTGTGATAACTGTATTTTCTACCGTAAACAAAATGCTAGGCGTGGCACATGTGATGGTCACACTATCGAAATGACGAATGTAATCACCAATAAGAAAGCATACATTAAACCAACTACTTTTCGTTACTACAGATGCGTAAATCACAAACCAAAAATATAGCCTAGACTAATAACCTAGGCTTTTTCAATTCCCGTATTTACCCCCTTGACGATATACTAATAATATTAGTAATATTGTAAAATGAAACCGCTAGAAATCCACTGCAGGGGTCGGGTCATGTTCGCCCAGATAAGTATCCAAGACAAGGGCCTTGGTATGCGGGATTACTATGTGTATCACAAAAATAAGGTCACATTTTACGTATTCAGGAAGAGTCAAGGCGACTGGGAATTGGCTTACGGCTATCTTGCCGATGACATCAAAGAGGCTGTTATCGATGCGCTGATACTCCGGTACGATCACGATGTTCCCGAAATGTTCTATCATCAGGGGAAGCGATACGTCGTACGAGTGAGCCCCAAACCCGATGGACTTTGGCATTTTTTTGTCAACCACGACTATACCGCCAGCGTACAGTACGACAAGTTCCGCAAAACATTCGAATACCACTGCCGGCCGGATGGAATGTTGACCGATGCTCACATACAGAAGTATATCGGTATGATCGAGCGCGGGGAGATTAAGTGGATAAAAGAAAGGCCGTGAGCGGGCGCCCATGGCCTTTTAGCCATATTATTAACCTATTTTATGAAAAGTGTCTGCCTTTAATTTAATCTATTTGCTCAACTGAATTATTACTGGTTTCTTTATCCTTTTTCTGAGATTTACTCTTCCTCCCAAAATAGAAGGAAATCGCGGCTGTGACCACATATGAGGCTTTATCTAGAAATTGAACAGCAAAATCTTTATTTTGGCTGTGTATCAGCCAGCATATAAAAAGCAATATTATAAGCAGGATAGCACAAAAAATATAAGCCAATCGTGTTATATTTTTACGCATGTCGTGAGGCCTATTTTTTAGTAATTCGGCTTCAAGTTCCATAGATTTAAGAGCTAGTTTTTCATTTGATGCGATTTCCTTCTCCCTAATAAACAGCTCCTTTGTTTCATTTTGAATTTTAAGCTTTTGGACTTCCACGAATTGCTTTATAACATCCGGGGACATATCATTATTTTCTTTGTTGTTAGTCATAAATTCAGGTAATAAAAAAAGGTGACTTATTTAAAAGTCACCATAAATTTTCCTAGACCCTTAGATTTTCCTAATTCTGGTCTAATGAATTTGACAGATTGAATTTTGTCTCTACTTCTTTCATCCTTAGTAATCTTAATGTACTCCTTTGCGGAAACAACTTTCTTAATCTCACCAACAAAGGTACTCCCATGTTTGATTAAGTTGCTCATATTATTTGGTTTTAAATTTTCTCTTATTTGATTTATGGTAATATGTAATGCAAGTATAATATCTTAAAATCTAATATACAATAATAAAAGTGTTAAATTATTTTTATTACAAAAATTTCATATATCACTCATTGTATATAGAACATACAACATTAAAAAAGGTTTAAATAAAGCCTTTCTTTCTAAGAAACAGTAAACCAACAACAAAAAGTAGTGCCCCTGCCGATATCCAAATCCACATTGATCCCTTAGGCTCCGACTGTGACTGTACATTTTTCACCTCTTCCTTAGATTCCTGATTATTTTGCTCTTTTCCGGCCGACTTATAATCAATCTGTCCAACTTGTCGATCATTGCTGTCAACCTGCTTACTTTGCTCCAGTTTCGACCGGTCTTTTTTATTCTGTGAGAGCTTGGCATTGCCGGAAGCTTTAATTGTTCCATCCGGCCGGATCTCTATTTCGTCCGCGGCAACCGCTGTCTGTTCGTCGATATCCTTCTGCAGCTGTGACTGCTCATTTGACTGAGTTTCTCTTTCCGACTTTACCGTGGTCTGGATTTGTTCCTCCACTTCGGACCGTACCTCGGTTTTGGAGGAATTCTCCAACGAATTTGAAACTTTCGTTTTTTTGCGGAACAATCCGCACCCACTAAGAGTGCAGATTGTCAATATTAGTAGTAGTTTCTTCATTTTTTTTGGTCTTAAAAAATTCTGACAGATCGCCGTTTTTTTCAAAATTGTACAGCTTCAACATCAGGAATTTTGGCGGATACTTCCCTTTAGTTAGGATAAAAATATTCTTGAACACCTTAGATGTTGGATACAATAGAGTAAGCATCTGGATAAAGATCCGGAAGGCTTCACCTGCGAAATTGTTGCCTGCAGTGTATCGGAGCATCTCCAGCATGAAGTACACCACTACCACGACACCGATCATCTCGATGTTTTTCAATAAGAAATTTTTGAAATTGAAGGTACCGCGCTTCAGATGATAAATAACACCGATGATCAGATTAAACATTAATGCGATCGACATAAAGATCCCGAACTGCCTGTTCTCCGAAAACCACCAGTTTGCAAGGTCCAAGCAAATCGCGATCGGCGTTAAGTGCAGCACAACATCCCAAGCATACTTTATTTTCTCCCAAACTGTCGGTTGGGGAGCCGAGATTAAGATCGTCTTAGCGATCAGTTTTTGTATAATTCCTTTCATACTACTTCGTGAAATATAAATTAGCTTCCGCTTTTCTTCTCCTTGTCAGCCCAGCCAATACCCTGCCCCCGGCTCTGTTCCATTTTACAAACTCATCCCGAATTGTGGGGTCATTGGGATTTGCATTCACCTTTTTGAGCAGTGTTGATTTCGCTAGATTGCTGGCTCCGCAATTGTATGTAAAGCTGACTAGTGCATCAAACTGATTTTGGTTCAGTTTTGACTTTACTAGTCTATTCACGTCTGCCTCATACCTTGGAAGAATATTAGCAAACAACTGTTTTGCCCGATCCTCCGTGATCCTATCCCCTTTCTTGATCAAACTACCATCTTCGTAGTATGTAGAGCCTATCCCTATTGTCCAGACTTTGCCTGTGGCATCCCAATAAGCAGTAAGGTATTTTTTAAGGTTTCCTCCTGTCTCAAACTCGAATATTAAATCGATTCCCTTTTTCCCTGTCTTCATCACTCTTTTGTTTTTATGCCCCCGAAGGGGCATTTTTAGACCTCACTAGCTTTTATAGCTTTTAATTCAACCGCTAAAGCATTGGCTAATGTAGCGTCGTAATCAGTATTAGAAAATCCAATACTTATAGCTCCATTTTCTTGAAGGCTAGCTGTAACATTTGCTGTAACACCTTCCTTCGTTCCGTAAACATGGACAGATTTCACTAAAGCCCCATTCTTTCGGATATCGAAACTTAAGTTCCATCCATCGAAAACTGCTTTGCTTGTCTCTTGAGTTACAGTAGCTACTACCTCTCTCGTAATTTTAGTTGTACTTGCCATTTTTTATTTATTAATCGTTTCTTTGATTGCTTCTACTACACGATGTTTATACATTTGCGGAAGCAGCAATAATAATTCAGACTCAACGATGTCGTTTAGCTCCGCTTTACCATTCTTATGCAGTTCCCGGGCGAATTCATCCATATCGATGCTATTTGCATTTGTAAAAAGAGCGTTTGCAAAATCTCTCTGATCGAAATTGACAGCGATTCTATTGCCGTCTAAATCAGTGTAATATACCTCCTTGAGATCTAGTACTTTTATATTCTGTTTTTTCATTTTATGTCAGTTTGTTGCGACCTATTAACATTAAATTCAATAAAGGACTGGCGCCTGGCTGAATAAGATTATATGTTATGGTCATATAATCATCGTATTTTTGAGGTGCTACTATATTTGCAACGTTAGGATTCACCAATGTTGCGATAATGACATATTCGGTATGCCCCAAATTGTGATTCCATCTTAAGGTTAAAGTATTTGCTTTATAGAAATAGGAGCCAAGTCCTGCTATAGACCAAAAATGGCTAGTTGCTGCATTACTTAAGTCAACCAAGGCAGCGCCTAATACCCCAGGGGCATTCCAAGTCTCCCCGCTCCGGACGTAAAACTGGCTTGAACCCAAGGCTCTTACCGCAAAGCCAGTCCCGGAAGAAGCGTTATTTACGATATTCAGACCAATTGCTCCGGCCGCATAAGTTGCTATACTAATCCCTCTACGATTTGCTGTGTCGGTTCTAATACTAAGGATCGAATCTGCATCCCCATTTATTCGTAAAAATCCATCTCCGCCAAGCTCGTCGAAAATTAAAGCAGCATCAACAGCATTGTTTTCGAGTTGATTTCCTGATATTTTGAAACCAGCAACCTGACTATTCCCTGTTACCAATAAATTTGTAGCAGTAATCTGACCGGTTGCTATGATATTCTGTGCAAATATTTCGTTTACATTTAGCAATTCTGTTTTCAGATAACCTCCATTGATAATAGTTGTACCCATCTTAGCTAGCTCTACCTTATCTTCGAATGCCATACCCTTTAGAGATGCCTGTAACGTAATAAGAGACTGCTCGGTTTCGGTTGCTTTATTCAAAGCAGAACCAGCGGTATTACTGGCATTTTGTGCTGTTGTAGTTGCATTATCAGCTTTGTCGCTTGCGGTTGCGGCAACACTACTGGCCGAATCTGCCGTGTTTTTTGCACTATTAGCAATGCTTTGCGCATTAGATGCTGTACTATTGGCTGTATTGACTCTACTCTGAGAATCTGCATCCAAAGAGCTGAACGTCACCATTCCTGCCAAGCTGATTGTTTTCCCGGCCAATGTAATTCCACCGGGAGTCATTTCAAACGAAGATGCTATTTCCTCTTTAGTAGTGTAGTTATTGACGGCATCAGTAATGTCGTATACACCTGCAAAAGCAATACGTACACTCACTGAAGTATCTCCGTAAAATGCAAAGAAATTGGTTGTACTAAAGTTGCCTGTAGCTCCACACTCAACATAGGAAATGTATTCAGCAAAATTATTTATACCCTTACCAACAACAGGCGTTAGCCATCTCTGTGAACCATTGTCTCCAAACGCATTGGTACGAAATTCAATATACCTACCTTCCTCAAAAGCTAATAGCATCCTAACGATGAATTTTGCTTTTGGTCGTGTTTGTGTACTAAAATGGAAACCTCCCCAACCGGGTTGGGTTGGTCGATCTCCATTTTGCATAAAATATATTCCATATCCAGATGTAGTTGGAAAAATTTCGTTAAAACTTGATTTTTCCAACCTACTCCATGCCGTTGCACCTGCACCAGTATTATTGTAAACTTGTAATCCATTCATACCCTCTTTAAAGGTCGGATCAGGATTAAGAGGTTTACCACTTGACCAAAGGTTTGCTAATACTGTATCGTTTACTATATTCTCGGTTTGTGATTTTACAACAGCACGGATAGAATCATCGGTCAATTTCAGTTCTGCGGAACTTACACGGTTTTGTAACCCACCAATTTCGTTGTTAATGTTATTTATACGCGCATCTACAGAAAGATTAATTTCACTTTTAGTTTGAGTTATTTGAGAATCTGTATATCCAACAGCATTATTATACGCATCATTAGCTTTGTCTTGTGCGCCAGTAGTTGTTTCCTTTTCTACCCAAGCCGTCCAACCATCAGTTAAGCCAAAACGTGTATACGTTCTACCTAATTGAACCGCTTCTTGTATAATATTGCCACCGCTAACGTGATCCCAAGGTACATTTGTAGTTACTTGTGCGTAATATTCGCCCAAATCAGGAAGTCCTACAGTACTTATGTTTTTAAACTCTCTAACCGTCCTAAATGGGTAATTAGCATAGTACCAGCTCGGCGGCCTATTGTCATTCCTCGTGTCTTTAATCTCTACAATATCATTTATTTTACTGTTGATCTGACCCGAAACCGTAGAATTGATAGCCTCAGGAGTAATTTTTAATTCAGCACTTTCTATACGGGTAGTAAGCCCTTCAACATCCGATTTGTCCGCTTTTAACGAAATAGCATTATTTGCAATAGTTATCTGACTATCGGTATACGTTTTTGATGTAGAAATAGCGTTATTAGCCTTGTTTGTAGCATCATTTGAAGCATCTGTTTTTGCCTGATTTACTTGTGTTGTTACTTCTGTTTTTGTAGCACGTAGATTGATTTCCTCTTTAGTTTGAGTTATAGCCGTTTCATTAATCGATACTCTATTTTTTAAGTCATCGATGCTATTGCTCACATCTTCGGGGGCAGGTGTCCAATCTGTTTCTTTATTGCCTTTTTCAAGTTTTAGGTCATAAATAATAAACGCATTTCCCAACCGCTGAACTTCAGTAGAACCATATCCAAAGTTGTAAAAAACAATATTTGTATCAGATTGCGTTGTATTAAAAATAGCGGAGTAAGTTTTAATCTGATTTTTATCTTCCGAATTAAACTCAACAGTATCGTCAAAGCTAGACGGCCGATCCATATTTGTTCTAAACCAAATCCGAGCTGTTTTCCCTTGAAATGTTTTTATTTTAAAAGACAAGATATAAACAACATCGTTGACAAGGGAGCTTGAAAAATCATAATAAGCTAATATGTAATCAACTTTAGAAATAGAAACATCAATCTTAAATGAACTACCTAAAATCAAGTTCCTACCACCAATATTAATATTGCTTACAGCTGCATTTACAATGTCATCCGTTTGCCCTTTAACAGTACTTTTTATTGCTTCAGGTGTTATCTTTAATTCGGCCGCATCCAATCTAGTAACCGTACTATCCACCCTGCCGTTAACATAGTTTATCTGTGTGTCTACATCAGATTTTACCGCACGCAGGGAAATAGCATTACTGTTTTGTTGGATCGCTGTTTCAGCGCTACCTATACGACCTGTGAGTACTCCTACAGTATTGTTTAGTTCCGAAAACTCCTGTTTTGTTGCACGAAGTTCGATAGCGCCAGCATTCTGAGAAATTAATGTCGCCTGATTTGATACTGTTTGACCAAGTGCATTAAAGTCTGTTTGACTTACTTTGCCCTCGATCTTTCCGTCTAAAACAGCAAATGATTGATGTGTTTCTGTCTTGAATACCTCAAGTGAATTGGTAATATCTTCAGGAGCTGGTGTCCAGTCGGTGGCAAGATTGCCATACTCCAATTTAGCTCTGACCACTTTAGTCGTGTTGTTGCAATAGAGACATAGATGT